AACTAAAGATATCATTATCAAATACAATGTCTAAACGAAAGGCACTAACGTCTGCTCCGTTATCATCAAGTGTAACGGCAACTGTCATTACATTATCTCTCCAAGCATCAAAATTATTATTTTTGTATGCTGGCGTAGAAGTGTCATCAGCCAAGTATGTTCTTAAACTATGAGTTACTTGGTCTCTCCACCAAAACTTTGGTGTCTTGTAGTCTCTGCTTTGCATAAGTCTAATGATGGGTGTTTGAGAATATACAAAACTCATCACCATCAGGAGGCTTAATAAAAATTTACGCAATGTAAATCTCCTCGTTATGTTCTAAGTTAAGCAACCTTTTAGAATAAAAAGGGTTTTGATTTTATTCCTTATATATAAATATAATATATATAGAGAAATATTTTGTTAGTTTGTGTCAAATCTCACAACAAAAGTTAAAGATAATTCTTTTTCATTTTTAATAGGCATCGCTGGTTTACCCACTGCTAATAATTCATTTTCATCATTATATAAACCAATAGCAGTTACATAAGTTGCAAATTCAGAATGTGTTGTAACACCTAAAAATTCACTACCCATATTATAACCAACTGAATCAAATGAACCAGTCGCATAACCCAAACCATCATAAATAAAATTATCATCAATTGTATTTGTATATTGTGTTATTGGAAAAGCTGGAATACTTATACTTCCACTACGACCAACTCTTGCACTTTTATTATTAGTAAATTGAAATTCATTTTCACTAGATACACAAGTATATTCTCTTTCATATATTGTTTGACTAGCTCTAAAATTAACAGTAAATCCGTCACTACCTTCAAGAGTTCCTACGGTAGAATATGAACCAGTATCGGTTATGACAATCAATCCATCACTATAAAAAATATTACCAACTACACTACCACTATTAGTGGTGGTTGGTGTTCTGTTTGCATAACTTGAAGAGAATGCCGTATCGTATATATTTCCTCTACCATCATCTCTCAATGTAAAAGTTGAAGATAAACTATCATCAGTTATTTCAACAGAACCAGGTTTTATATATTCACCATAAAATTTTTGAGGTAATGATATTACATTAGCAGTGCTGTGTAGTTGTCGAGTATATGGTCTTCTTAATTTTACTGAAGATGAGGGTGTTTGTAAATGATTAATTGAAACATATTCATTTATTGCATTAGAGGATGTTGGAACACCTCTGATATAATCAATATAACCTCTCATATTACGAACATCTTTATAGTATAAAGTATTTATCATATGATAAGTTGGTACTTTATAGAAAGTGCTTCCTGATATTGTTTTGGTTGATGCAGTAGATGTGGAAAAATCGTAAAGATTACTATCAGAACCTTGTATTATTGGTACGGAAAAAACTCCACTACCACTATCAGTATCACTAAAAGAAAACTTTTTATGTACTTGAAAGGATGATAAAGATATATCGCTTGGTTCAAGATTTTTCTTGAATGACATATGTTAACTCCTTTTAGAAATCAAGTTTGACTTTTATAAGAGCTTCCCTCGATCTTGATTTTATAATCGGTTTACTTAATTTTGCAATAGCCAACAATTCATTATCTGAATTATATAGTCCAACAGAAGTTATAAAAGTCTTTGGGTCTGATTGTAATCCAGATATAATTCTTTTAACACCTGCAACTGACTCTGTATAAAATGTCTCATTTGTTGTAGCGTTAAAATCATTAGCAGTTGCTCTCACAAAGTAGTGACGAGATGTTATTTGTTCTTGTCGTTTAGCTTGAAAATATTTACCAAGTTTTATTGCGTCGAAGAATTTACGTGCATTTCCACCAAGAGTGTTTGAAGCGGTTGATATGGATAAACCTAATTCACCTGGTGATTCAAGTCTATTTGAATTCAATACAATAACACCAATTGATGGATAGAACGTTCCATAAGAACCACTAAGAGCATCGACTGATGCAGTATCTTTAATTGTAGTTCCACCGACTAAACTACCACTAACAACATTGTATTCAGGAGCAAAATTTCTTCTTGTTGTATTTCCACCTTTATTTGTGGATGAATCATCAATTAACTTAACTAAATTATCAGTTCCTGCACTAGCAGATAAATGTAATTCCCAACCACCTGGTTCTAAAGATTCTCTAATCCTAGCCCTATTAACAGATAAAACAAAAACATCATCTGCACTATAGGAGTCAAATTTAAATTTATCTGTTTGTGGTGGGTTAATAAGATTGTTAAACTGTCCGTATACTGCAGCGGATGGTCTTTCACCTGAAACACCAACTCCACCTAAAGAACCACTACCTGCGTAGTGACCATATGCTACTCCAAACTGAACTGATGCTGATGCGTTTCCAGTTGGGTTATATCTGTATACATCAAGACTATAATCTCCAGTACTACCACTTTGCGTGGTGTTATTAAAAAATGTAGTTATCTTTGATGCACCATCTTGGAAAACACCTGATGTAACAACTGCTACATCTGATATTACATCATCTTGATTAAATTCTTTGTATAATGCCATTTTATTTTATTCCTTTAAAATTACCTATTAGTCTAAGTTCCAGGGGGTCTACCACTACCAGCTGAATATCCAGCTCCTGTTGCCCCACCAGTCATTGCTTGGGCTGCTGTTTGTCCACCCGTTACTGGCGGATTACCTACATCCTCAGGTGCGTCTGGTGACGTTGTACTACCTGGGTCTGCAGCTACTTGTACTGAAATAACATTTGCAAGTCCTGTTTGATTACCAACAATTCTTACGGTAGCAGTTCCAGCCTCTGATATAGACTGAGCATTTATTTTAACATCTTTACCAATTTTTGATTTTTGAGCTGGTGAACCATCAAATCTTATAATATTTAAATTAGAAATAGAAAATGTATATGTTTCTTCAGGCCCACCAACAGTTGCAGGTGCAATTGAAATTGGTGTATTTTGTTCAACGTTTGAATAAGTTAAACTATCTATTTGTAGTTTAGCACCAGCCAATGACTGATTTACAAGAAAACTATTGAAACCAGCTCTATTTGGAACTGCTTCAAGTAAGTTCATATTTTCTATTACTGATCCATATGAATCAGTTCCATTTGGGTGAGTAACATCATATAAAGTATAATCTACTTCTTCGTCACTAAGTGCAAATTTACTAATTGCAAAATTACCACCTTGTGAAAGTATCTGTCTACCTCTACGAGTTAGTATAGCATCTACCGTTACTGTCGAATTATCTAAAAATCCCATATTTTATCTCCAAAGATTTTGATTGTATTATAACTTATCTAAATATAAATATCTATAATATAAGTTTTTAATATATTTTTTTATGTATCGTCTACTACGTTAATATCAGAAATAACACCATCCGATGGAACAGCTACTGTTGGTGAACTTCTTCTTGAAATTATTGGTAAATCACCATCTGTTGTTGTTTCAATTGTATTTTTAACACCTTCATAAAAACTATTATTGAATGCAGTTATGTCTGTATATCCTGTGTCTATATCCGTGTGTGCTAAAGACTTAGAGGTGAAAAAGTGTAAATATCCATTTTCATCTGTATCTGTATATAATCTATTACCAGCACTTGTTGTTTTTCTATTACTTTTTTCATATTCAGCAGAACTTGTATAGAAAAAATTATATATTTGATTTCTATTTGTTGGTATCTTTTTATTTTCTATAAATGAACTTGTAGCTTCAGTAAATACTTTATCAGGCCCACCAAATGATGCTGTGGCTTCTATGTAAAAATTTCTGTCACTAAAATTGTCATTAGCTGCAAATCTATATAAGGATGGAGTTCTAAACACATCAGTGCTATTACTTATATCTCCTGTATAATTAGGATAATCTGTACCAACTATTACAACTGAACGACTAGCTTCGTTTTCAGGTTCTTGTATTGACAAGTTAATTGTTTTTTCATAGAATGGTTCAGATTTAACTGGATTATTTCTTTGAACAGGTGATTTTGGCCTTTCAAAGATATTACCTTCAATTAATGTTCCCATATTAGATTTTGCTCTAGCTGGTACTACTTTTTGTAATTGTTTAAATATATTTTGGTCGTAATATTTTATCAATCGAATGTAATCAAAAAAGTTATTATTACCTGTATATTTTTGAAAGTAAGAATCAGATACATCTTTTAACGTACTATAAGTTTCATCAAAATTATCTCTTGGGTCTCCAATATACTGATTAAAATCAAGGTTTGCAAATGATGATACAATATCTTCATTAATAACATCGGTTGGTGAAAAGTATATTCCCAATTTTGGTGAATCTAAAGGTGCGTAATCATTAGCACTAAAATCAGTTCTTTTATCTACTGACAACGAAGCACCACTACCACTTAAAAAATTATTTTCTATTCTAATCTTTGTAGCCATCCTACGATTAGGGCCGTGATTAGGTATTATAGTTTTTGTTTTATCTATAACAGATTCAAATGTGTTGGCTCCACCAAAGTGATTTGCACTACCACTTTGTGTATAAGTTTGATTAGCACTTGTGTCTCTTATAGATGCACTACTTGCTAAAGTTGTATTGTCATCAAAACTAAATCTTCTAACTAAATTAGTATAAGAAGATGAAACACTATTTCCAATATATGATTTTGGTGTGGATACGTGAATATCAAATTTATCTTCATCTAATGGTTCAGTCCACAATCTAAATTCCATCATTGAACCAGAGAATTTATTTGCTCCAAATGGTGTTGTATTATTACCACCAATGAATAAGTCACCACTACCAGTCCAAGACGCATTGTATGATTGTGATGCTGCAGTAGAGCTTGAAATTATTAAATTTGATTTTGAAGATAATTTAATTCTATCTAATCCTGCATCATATTTTTTTACAAATAAATCATAACTAAAATCATCAGCAATCGTATCTGTATTGGATGAAACTTTTCTTAGGGATACATCGTCAAATAAAATAGAACTACTTGGTTTATTATTTTCAAAACGAATACCTAATTTTGTAGTATTTGAAAACTTAATAGTTTTCTTTACTTGTATTTGTTTCCACTCAGTTTCGTTTAATCCAACTCTTTGAGATGTTTTTATACCACCATCAATTGTATTATGGTCAAATTCCTCTGTCCAATTAACAACTTCTTCATTAGAATCTAACTCAAATAAATTTATACTAGCTACTGAATCAACTTCACTACCTGATGCTTTTGCATATACACTAAACAAATATGTTTGACCTGCAGCTACAGTAGCCAAACTAGCATTATTTCCTGGATAAATAGTTGGGTCTGGATTTCTATAAAAATGTGTATAAGATGTATTATCAGTAGATGTGTTAGAATGTTTTAAACTTTTTGTGCCTGTTCTAGCCACATTTGAACTACTTACAATTTCAATACTACCAAACTCTGCACTATTACTACCAGTTATAAATGGTGGATTAAATAATCCTGCATTTGAACCAACTTCAAAAGATGGAAATGGAAATAACTCTGTATTAATTTTTGATTTTCTTAACATAACAGAATGATATTCACCATCAAATACTGGTAATAATGAAGAACTTATTTCTTTGTATCCAGAAGAACCAGATAACATAAATGAAACTGTACCATTATTATCTGTTGAACCATTATCTTTTAATCTAATTGCCCACTTATCATCTTTTTGAACTAATACTTGATTAGAACCTGATAAAGACCTAAATCTAAATTCAACTGTTTCAGGTTTTCTACTACTGTTAGTGTCATCTGCCCAAGTTGTTGTTATGTATTGACCTGCTCTAAACCCTAAAGCTCGTGTAAACTTTCTTGCAATTTCAAATTGTGCTTTATGATTATCTTTTTGTATTCCACCATACTCACGAACTCGTAATATACTTGATGGTATACCATAACAATTTATTATTGCCTTTAATGAACCAATTGTTCCTTTTGATTTTAAAATATATGGCATACTTGAAATTAATCTTTTTGTTATTTCTTTTGAAATGTCTCCCTCAGGTGGTGAACTTAATGAACCTGAAGTATATAAAGAATAACTATTACTTCCACTTACCGTTGTAACTTTTTGACCAAATCCAAATCTACTTAAATCTAATAAATCTTTTCCATCTTGTGTATCCCAACCTAAAGATTTTGCTAAATTAAAAACTAAATCTTTTGAAAATCCTTTACTTAAATCACTTTGTCTATCTGTTATTTCAGATATGTTTTTAGTGTATAACCAAAGTTCATCAAATTGTTGTCCAACCATATCCATAAATTCTAAAAATTGTTTATTACCAACATCTTCTCTAACGTGTTCAGGTAATAAATTTACTAACCTATTTGGATTATCAGTATCATAAAGTGATGCAGAATAAATTTGTCCTAACTTAGTATTTACAGCACCATACCAATTGGTAAATAAAGAGTTAGAAGAACTTACAGGAACAAATGGGTCTGCAAATGTTCCACTACCAGTTTTTGGAACTGATGCATCGTAGAAAACTCCAATAGAACTTGAAACATATGAAGAACTAACATTGTAAAGATAAGAGTCATACCCATCAAAATTTGATTTTAAATTTCTTATTTTATTTTCAAAGTCTATAGCTTCAGCTGAACCACCAGTAATTGCTGCCTTAGATGAACTTTGTGCAGTATAACTTTCTATTAGTTGTAATTTATATTTAAAGTTTGATAATCTTTTTTCTGCAGAACTAAAGTTTACAAAATTTTCATAATTAGAGTAGTCTGCGTTTAACTCAATTGGTTGTTGACTACCAGTTAAATACTTATCTAATATTTGATTTTTTAAATCTTTATTTGTTGTTACTAAATCATTAAAACTTTTTAATTCTGTTGAACGATTTGTTATTGGTGAATCAACGTTAGTTGATTCTGGAGTTTTTAAAACTAATACACCCTCATCTTCTTGTGCATATGGAACTAACTCAACTGTTTCTGTAATTTGTGGTAATATTTCACGAACAACAAACAACTGACTTCTATCTTCTATATCATCAGGTAATGGTTCATATAATTTAAATACTGCAGAGTATGGTGATTCATTAAAAACTTCTTTATCTGTTTTTACATTAGTAATTAATATTTTATTATCATCACCAAAATTTAAAAATGTATTTAAATCTAAAATATCATTTGCTTTATATCCTATTGTTACACTATTAAATACACCATCAGGTGATTTTTTTAAACTATTGGTAAATCCGGCTCTATCTGCAAATTCATTCCAACTTTGTCTTAAAACAAGTTCTTTACCATCAATAACATTTTCAATTGTAGAAACAAATGGTGCTAAAGTTTCAATAATATTTGGGTCATCTCCATCTGATAATCCCACCACATTAATGTCAGCGACTATTGTTTCATCCTCATCACCAGTATATGCAGATACATAAAACCTATAAACACCCACTTGGTCACCCCATTGTGATAAAGATGTGGTGAGTGTTCTATTACTAACATTATTAATAATTTCTATAAGTTCTCCTGTAGGTGTTTCTACATACCAACTAAAATCTTTTATTATATCACCTTGTTGAGATGGTATCTGATTATACGAATCATCAGATAGTCCTATATCAAAAGTATTAGATAATTCAATAGATTTATTTTGGTCGGTTATTCCTTGTAGTGCTAGTAATGACATTGTTAAGACCTATCTTGTCTAATACAAGTTGGTAAGAATAATTCAGCCTTTTTGGCTTCGGCTGGATAGTCTATTGTTAATTTAACACCATATGTACAATTTTGAGACTTTAATCTAATTGTTATTTCTTTTAAATCCGTACCTGAAATTCTTAAAGAGCCTGCTGGAGCTCCGTCTATATCCACATCATCTCCTGGCCTAACTCTATCAAGGTCAGAATTTCTATCTATATCCCAACCTGATATTTGCCAAGTATAAATCATAGGTATATTTCCTGCCAAACCTGGTCTCGCAGATATACTTTTTAATGTTATTACTGTTGGACTATCTTGTACGTAATTATAATTTGGAACTTGAAGGTCACTTCCAAACTCTGTAGTGCCAACACCAACTTCCGAACCAAATCTATTTTGTGCATCTAATCTCTGTTGCTCGGTAGTGTTTGCATATTTACCTACACCAGTAAAAGCTTCGTAAAATAATGTGAAATATCTATCACCTTTAATATATCTGCCTGGAATAGCAGTGTCATCTGATATTATGAATCGTGGTAAAATTTCAACTGAATCTATTTCATCTGCACGTTCTGCTTCTATATCTGGTGGCGTTAAATCTACAACTGATTCTACGAAAGAACCATTTAATGATACATTTCCACCAATTACAGATTGTGGAATTTTTATATTTTCATCGTTAAATACTAAAGATAAAGAATCACCAGCTAAACTATCACCTTGTGCATCAACTTTAAATTGTGCACCACTCGCAATATTTAATTTACTTTTACCTGTTTGGACTTTTAAAAAATCATTTAAATATTTATCATTTGATATGTTTTGTGGCACTACTCGTATTTCAGTTCTTGATGGTGATATCTCTTCAATAAAATATTTATTCTCTTTAACAAATAAATCAACTGCAGTGTCAGAGTGCTCTGTACCTGACATCAATCTTCCACCATCCATTCTGTGATAGTCTGTATAAATAGTGCCATTTTCATCAACAAGTACAGTTTCATCTGAACCAGCTAGTTTTCTTAAAAAATTATATTTAACTACATACCTACCTCTATCATAACCAAGTTTTCGTAGAATTGTTCCTGTATTTAATTTTACTGCACCATCTGCTAAATAGTAATCATCAACATCAGCTATTGAACTTTCTAAAAAATTTTCATTAGTGTCATATATTAAAACCTCTACACAATCATTTGGGTTTGTAGTAAATTCACCACCAACGTATCCATAATATGAATCATTCGGTAATATTTTTTTACCACTATCTAATACGTCTATATCTTCTTGTTTTAATCGTATTTCCATTATTATATTTCATCCCCATCTGGTATTGAATCGAGTTGTGATTGAGTCAAAGCTTTAAGGTCACTAAAAAAATATCCCAAACCATAAAACTCTCCTATATTTGAAAATTTTCTTTTTTGACTATCGTCTACTAACCACCTAGCTTGACTTGTTGGGTCTACATCTGTTACGACATCTCCATTTTCTATTCCCTCTGGTAAATCATCAGCTATAATATCTTCACTTAACTCTGTTATACTTCTATCAACTAATTTGTTTACTAAATTAGATTGTCCTGTTGTCGCATCTACAGATAAAGCAGGGTTGTATGCTGGATAAAAAAAACTATTAATAGATTTTGAATTATCTATTTCTTCTTGAGATACAAAATTTTTATAAATACCATCTGCATCTACTGTAATTGTTTCACTACCGAGTGTAGTAAATATATCTTCATATGAATATAAAATATTATTTTCATCTCTAAAATTATTTTCAGCTGATGCAGACATTTGATTTAAATATTCATATCTTAAACCATCTCTAAAATCAGTATAGAAATCTAGTTTTTCTATTTCATTTTTTGTGTAAGGCATTATAGTGATACCTTAAATGTAAACCCTTCATCAATGTAAGTATTAGTTTCATCTGCAGTTCCACTACCACTTACAATTTTATATTGAAGTTTATAATATCTCTCTGGTTGATAACCATTCATCCAAACATTAAAATAATTTCCTGTTGAATCACAACTTACTCTAGAACCACTTCCAAATGGTACAACTACATCATCTGTTTCTGCATCAACTATAGAATAAAAAGCTCCATCACCTGATGTACTTCCACTTGGTAAATACTTTACCGTTAAATTACTTGGTGTTGTTGAATATGTTTTTTCTGGAAACCTTGCCCTACCAACGAGTCTAAATTTTGCTTTAGATGTTTCTTTGTATTCAGGCCTTAGTCCTTTCATATAAACAACTAAATCTTCTAATTCAGTTGAACTTAATGCTGATAATGAACCTGTTACCCATTTTGAATCATCCCAAACTGCTTCTAATGTTGGTGGATATTTTGTATGAGTATCACTTGAGAAAAATTTTAAATTACCAAAACGGTCTGTGCTACCTTCATCTAAAGAGGAAGATGTATTACCAACACTACCACTTCTTTTTACTATGAATCCGTTGTTGGGTATTGTTCCTTTAATAAATTTATCTACAATATCAGTAACATTCATTCTGACATCTTTAGTTCTTTTATTAAAAGACATAGACGCTTCATATCCAGGGCCTTCATACCAAAGACCACCTGAAGCTGATATCGGTCTTCTCCAAAGAGTGCTTACAGTAGCACCATCTCTAAAGTTCCAACTTGCACCTTCGGTTGTTGTAGGATTATCATAAGAACGGCCATCACCTTCAATCCAAGAACCACTAATTGGATATGCAAATATACTTTGAGATGTAGCTAATGCAGTTGGATTAGCATCAAAAAGATTTAAGAAAAATGAACTTGAAGCTGGATTTGGGCCTACTGCAGGAATCAAACCACTTGAAATTGAACCTGATATATAGTTTAAATCAAATGAAATTAAAATTCTTGAAACAGATATATTTGCACCAGATGCTGGAACGTTTTTTCTAATCTCTAATACTTCATCTAAACCAGCGTTTAAACTTGAACTGTTTTCGTATAGTGTTGTGTCTTTGTCTGCAAATTCAAAATAATGCATTTATTATTCTCCTGGCCCTAAGTTATCACCAACAACTTTACCCTTGATATCAGTATTAGGATATTTTACTTCAAATATACTTGGGTCTAATGCTGTGTATATTACACCATTAATAGTTGCGGATTTAATATCAAAAACATTTCCTGAATATCCCTCTGATGGTTTGTATTTGTTTGTAACTACAATTGGTAATTTTTCTGGATTATTTTCTGTTGGTGGAACAACTGAAGATACACCATCAACTAAAGATAATTCATATATTATATCAGACAGAATTATTGGTTGTCCAATTTGCCAGTTTTTTATATCAAAGAAATCTTGAACTACACTTACACATCTAAGTAGAACATCATTTTTATTAAATCCAACTTTAGTTAATATTGAAAAGTCCACTGCTATATCAATAATGTAAGCGTCTTTTATATTTACTGCATCAGTAACAAGTCTAAATTGAGAAAGGTATGTTTTTAAATTTTCTTTAACAGTTGGTGATAATTGTGTTAAATTTCCACTTGAATCATAACCAAGTGAATACATATTCATTGCTAATGGATTTGGTATTCTTGATACTTGTAATGCTCTTAGTGATTTACCAATATCATCTTCATTAACTTTTCTATTTAAATCATCTAATTCAAATGATTTACTTAATTGGTCATCTTGTACTAAATGTACTTTTGCAATGTTACCAAACTTTGCTGGAAGAGCATATGCTCTAACAATGTAATCTTCTTTAGTTACTGACCTTTGTTGTGATTGAAAATAAGCTAATGCATTTTCTCGTACTTCTCTAACACTCTGACCACCAGCACCACCAGTTGCAGGATTTGGATTTGAAAAACCTACAGAGTTTTTTGATTCTTCAACTACTGAAGTAGTTAATAAATTATCTTCTATTTCAAATGATATTGAAGATAACTCATTGACATCACCACTATTAACATTATCATCAATACCACCACCGTGTGAATATTTAATTGTAAGTGTCGTATTAGATGGTGCTAATCCAAAAGTTTTTGTGTCTAAAAAATTACTTGGGTCAAAAGCTTTATTTAAATAAGTTGGACTACCTGGTAAATTAGAACCAACCGAATCAGGATTTGGTATAATATCTTCATCAGGATTGTTTGATATACCAGCTCCAAATCTTAATATGGTTTCATCATTATCATTTATATATGTCGTAAATCTACGAGAAGTTTTTTTCAATTTTAAAATATAAGGTGCTGTATCTCTATTAATAACTGATGTAGGGTCATTTGTAGAATTATTTTCTACCTCATCAAAAATTGTATCTCTTGCTAAAGAATCAACTTCATACCATTCACCATTATCACTATCTGTACAGGATATAATTTCTATAACATCGTCATTACCTAATTTTATTTGAGAATACTTTTCAGATGACCCAAATGAAAAATACTCTGTTGAGATATCACCACTCTCAGCTTTAACTTGTTTTTTTAATAAATATTTTGTTGGTGTTCCACCATCACTTTCAAATATTGTAGATACACGTGGGTTTGATGGTGTATCAAATTTAAAATTTACATCTTCTAGTGTTCTAAACGTTGTACCCGTTGATGATGCTTTTATGGTAGCTCCAGCTTTTACTGTAAGCGCGTATCTGTAATCTGGGTTTCCATTTAAAGCTGGAACAGTTTGGAATACATCTAAAACTACATTAGATGGTGAAGTTACTTTTGGTTTATATCCAAATGATTGTGCTATATTGTATACATTTCTTTTTTCTTCTGCATAAGCAAGAAGTGATTCTCTAAATTGTGAATCAACATAATATGAAAGAACATCACCAACGTAAGATGCCATTTCAATAAACATCATACCAGGTGAAGCTTCGTTAAAATCATTATATGTGTTTGGAAAATATACTTTAGCAAACTCTATAAGATTATCTCTAAAGTCACTAAAGTCTTTGTTAAGATAATTAACTTGTTTTACCATATTCTTTTTTGTACTTGTACGTGCCATTATAAATTCCTACTAATAGTTTCCTTGTGTATTTGACCCACCAGCATCCAATGTTATTTGTTGTTGTGTTGTAGAATCTAATGTAGTAGAATATTCTATTCGTACAAATATTTTACTTTTATCATCTTCTTCTGTTAAAGTATTAACTTCGTGTATATTAATATATGGTAACCAAACACCAACAGCCCTATTTACTTCTTCTTCTACCCTCATTGGTAATTCATCATTTATTTGTTCAAAACAAAGAGCTCTTAATTTACTACCAAATTGTGGTTGATTTACTCTTTCACCAATATGGGTTAACAATAAATTTTTTAAATTATGTTCTGCTTGTTCTAAAGAATTTTTTGTCATAGCAAAATCATTGAACGCATCTCCTCTAAGTGGAAAAGATAAACCAATTGTTACATTTGGATTCAAATCATTTTCTCTAGCACTTGCCATTATTTACCCTTCATTTTCTCGTGTTTCATTAAATCACTATAATCTCTTGTCAATGCATTTGTTATGTGGTCTGGAACTTGTTCTGAAGAAACTCCAGCTTTTTTAAATGAATCTACAGCTACCATATCTCGTTTAACTTCTTCTGGTTTACCATAACCCATAAGTTCAGTAATTTTATTTGTATCAAATGTTCCACCACCCATCGTAGGATACTCAGACTTTTCACCTTGTATACCACCTGCAGTTTCATTTAAAACTTTATTCAAAACATCATTTTTAGTATATTGTACTTCTTTTTTTGTTTTCGGTTTTTTAATTTCAGTCGCGATATTTTCTAATTTAGGGGAATCATCTGATAATGTATTCTCTTTTATAAATATCTTTTTAACTTCTTTTTTAACTTCTCTACGAACAGCTTCTTGTATTATTTTTACAAGTTCTTTCTTAGTCATAATAACTCCTATATTGTTTTGACGTTTTCACTTAAATATTTTTGACTGTCTATTGCCAGTTGTAATTGTGCATTTGACTCAACAAGTTCTGCATTTTGTTTTTGTAACTCTGTTGCTTGTGCTATAGCTGGTGGTGTGCCTGTTGCCGTTAGTGTTGTAATTTGAGTTTGGTTTGCTACTATCGTTGTCTGATTAGTAGATATTGTCGCAGTAAATACTTGGTCAAGTAATTTTTTTAATTCATTGCCTTTTACAACTGGCTCTAAATTACCACTAACACCACTACCCAATCTAATGTCATTTCCTTTAATAAATATACCATCACTTTTTATTAGCACTTTTTTACCTTTGATTTCTTCTCCATCAAAAGTTGTTTGTTGAAATGGAACTCCATTTGATATGAGATAGATAGAACTATCGTCAGAATCTATATTTTCAGATTTCATTTCTGAGGTATCTCTATCATTAACTCTTAATTTTATATTTGGTGAATTATTTTTTTTGTTTCTATCAAAGTGAATTGATTGACCCATTCTACCTTCAAATAAAGTACATCCCTCTGAAATTTGTATTGGTCTTACATCTTTTCTTTTAAAAGTTCCATCTGCAGAAAACTTTGTTTTTGAATCGTAAGTACCACTTATACCAGGCATAGAGTTTTCATCAACTTTGCCTTTACGATTTAAAATCGCTGTGTAAAAATGTTGTCCATTATATTCTGCAGCAATTACGTGTTCACCAACTACTGGTACTGTCAATATACCTTGTCTATGTGGTCTTAAAATAACTGCAGGTTGACTTGGGTCATTGAGATAAGTTCCTGTAACACTACCTCTATTTAAGGGGTCATCAGTAATAATACCTGTCACTTCGAATGCTTCAGTTTCGTGAAAATCATATTGTGATGCGTCAATGCATTGTTTTATATAAGAACTGATTTGAGATGGTGTTGGTAATCTACCAAAACTAATATCTGGTATTTTAAAAAGCCTCTTTACTCTGAACATTTAATCTACCTTATTTACTGATTCTATTTTATTGTGTATTTTATCTGATTCTACTTGTATGTCTTTTATACTGTCTTCTAATCCTGAAAGTAGTTGTGTTTTTTCTTCCTCTGATAAACCATATTCATCTTCTGAACCTGCTTTACCTTCAGCAGAAATAAGTCTTTGTACGATACCAGCCATCTTAACAAGTTGGTCATCGTTCTTTACATTTATCTCTAAATACTCTTTAATCATAGGTACTATCTGAACTGCAGTATCACCGTCTTTGATGAACTGAACAAGTTCTTTTGTTAGTACCTCAAGTTGTTTTCTATTAAATTCTGTATTGTCGTAAATGTCTTTAAATAATGATGATAGTGATTTACCATCAAAGATTTCATAATCTATAGCCATAGTTCACCTAAATGTTTTTATCTAATAATAAATATACAATAACCAAAAAACCTTCGTATATAAATATATATTCGAATTTATTATTTCTTAACAATATAGTTATTATTGAGGGTTACTCGGTTCATAAAACAATCGATAACCCTTTTTTTCTTAACTAACGGGAGAAAACCAAATGAAGGAAATCGTAACAACAGTCAAGGGATGGGTAGATGACATAGCTCATCTAATGCTATCTCTTGTCGCTATTGGTGCTGTATCAGAAGTAACATTCGGAAGCGGTATCTTTGGCGTTAATGTTATAGGTAACCTCACATCCATCATTAATGGGTTCGGCGAGTCGGGTTTCGCTGGGCTTGTCGCCTTATTGGTGTTGGTGGGTTTATTTCGCAAGTAGGACGAAATAGCTCTACATTCCTACAATCAATGTAGGGCAACGAAAAAGGGAAGCGAAAGCTTCCCTTTTTTGTTTGTATGAGCCGTTGACAGGATTCGAACCAGTGACCTGCTGATTACAAATCAGCTGCTCTACCAACTGAGCTACAACGGCAACTTGACTACATTCGGTTATAACCTATTTTGTGGAGCTGACAGGAGTCGAACCTGCGACCTCCGCAGTGCAAGTGCGGCGCTCTCCCAACTGAGCTACAGCCCCATAGCGGTGACGGATAGGAATCGAACCCACCTGTAGTATCAATAACTACACAACAGTTTTGAAGACTGTGGGGAGCACCAGCTACCCTAACGTCACCATATAATTAGTACTTTGGTGCTGGTGCTAAGATTCTATTAAAACCTTTTCTTACTTTATTAAAAAAATGGTCTTCTATACCTCTCCAATTTCCAACTTGATTTTTTTTAGTTGTACTTTTTTTACGAGATGTTGTTTTTCTTTTTGGCATTTTTTAACTCCTTTAAAATATGCTTCCTGTATTTGATGTATCTATTTGTCCGCTAGATGAAAATTCTTCTAACATATTAAAATAGTACTTTTTCATTTGATTCACAACTCGTGTAATATGTTGTGTATTACTACCTGTCATTTCACGAATCATAATATACAAAGCTTTCTTATTAAAATTTTCTATATTTGTACGTCTTCTAAATATTTCTAAAACAGAATCTGCAACTAATATATCTTTTTGTCTACTAAATATATTTGTTATATTATTATCCCAATACTCTAACATTTGAATTACAAACTCTGAATTAAACTCTCCAACCGCTTCATCAACAGTTTCAGAATGAACATTTCTTTTATAATCTAATCTATCTATTTGGTCGTGAATCTTCATCTTTTTATAATTATTATTATTATTTAAAATCAAATAGTTTTTACCAACCACAGAAAAATATGAGAATGCTCTACCTTTGTCTGCTTGATATTTAGGCATTTGCATTACTAAAAAAGAAACAACTTCTGCCTTTACTTCTTCAAATGGATAGTCAAAATAATAAAACTTAAAAGTGTGAATTAAGTTTTCTGCCATCTTTTCAAATGCGGCGTGTATGTGTTCTGAATAAATTCTATTTTTCACTGCTGGATTAGAACTCTCATTATATCTAATGATAGCTTCTTGAACTGGTGTTCCAAAATAAATTTTACTTTTCTTTTTACGCTTTTTCTTAATAGTTGGTTTAACTGATTTTTTAAAAGCGTTCTTGACCTCAACTTTAGTTGGCATTTACTGGTTCTCCTTTTAGTGTTTTTAATTCTTCTACTGTATTTTTTATAAGTTTAAATATTGTTCCAACCTCGTCATCAGCTTCAAAGTGTCCTGTTGAATCTATTTTTTTTAATTCATTTTGTACTATTTGTATATCTTGAGTAAAACGTTCTACCCACACTTCTAATAACTCAGTTTTTCTAATTAAGTTCCATATGACATAACCTTCAAGAATAACAAATATTCCTAATATAATTTCTAGTATCATTATTTATCTCCAAACAATTCATCAAAAAGGTCTCTTGATTTTTTAGAAAGTTCTTCAGAAGTTTCTTTCATAGTTACGGCCTTTTTGATATTATCTACATTACCTTGAACTTTAATCTCTTCTTGTTTTTGGCTGTTCTCCCACTCATCATATTCTATATGAGTAGCCATACTATCAGCTTGATGTAGTATGTAAGCTATATTAGATTTTAGACTATTACCCTTACCATAATTAATGTAATATTTTTTGTTAGCCTCTTCATACAAACCATCAGTAAGTCGTAATCCAATATACTCATTCTCTGTCATAGGAATCTGAAACTGATTCAGTAAGAATACTGCTCTATCTGTAACCGTCATATATTGTAGTTCACTATTATGTGTAAAGATTGAACCTTGATTCTTTCTATGCCACTCTGATTCTTGTGGAACATAATAATCTTTATTCATATCACCAACTTTACCTAAGTCGTGATGTAGAGCTGCGAAGATAACTTCTTCTGTAGTAAAGTTTATTGTAGCTCCCTCTGATTGCCATAGATTTGTAATCTTCAATGCACAATCAACAACGTGAAGTACGTGTTCTACATAACCACCAACGTGTGCGTAATGAAAATATTCAGTACCACTTGCTGGTGCCATACACATCCTATCTTCGAAGTAATCATACATCTTATTGAGTTTTTCTAATCTGTCACCCTCAAATGTATTCGTAATCAAGTTACGAAGTTTTTGCCAGTTTTCTTGTATTTGTTCAGCTGTTAGTTCTTTCATCTACCTACATCTCCTAAATATTTTTCTTTTGTTTCTTCCCAACTCATCCCTACTATATCACCGTAGAAAAGAGCTTCGGGTTTAATATTATTATTATCATATAATTTTGTGTATCTTCTTATTGCTTTAGGTTTCCACCAATTCATAATGTAATCAACATCATTAACAAATTTTGGTTTCATCACTAAATCTTTTTCATCAATTTCATTTCTTAAATATTCTAAACCATTATCATACATATTAGCAAAAAATACACCACGTTTAAATCCGTGTTCATAGGTTTTAGGTTTTATTTTTAAATGTCTAAATATACGATTGATTGTGTTTTGTTTTGGGCCTGTTGCGTCTTGTGCTTTTTTGTATTCCTCATAATGATTTTCTTTTAACCATTTAGCCCATACAAAATAAGCTGTGTCGTCTGGCTTAATTGATATTTTACCAGCTGATTCACCAAGTGTTTTCCAATGTGGAATACCATTGTATTGTGAATGAACTCCATAAAGAGAAGTGGTAGTTACACCAATTAAAATATCATTATAATTTTTATACCAAGTGTCTCTTAATAAAGATGAAGTCACAAGTGCTGATATTAACTTACCACCTAAAAAATTAAAACCTAAAGGTTGTGTCGGAACAATAGAAGTTCCAATACAAGTATTATTTAATTTATGGTCAACAAACTTATTATCTTTTGTCCAACCAATATAATCATCACGAACCTTAATAGAGGTTACATCTGAAGCAATTGATATGACACCAAGATATTTTTTACTGACTCTATCCTTAACATAAAATCTAATATTTCTGCCAGGATTAGAAGAGAATTCCATAGATGAAATCATTGTTCTTAACAAAGTCCAACTACTAGCAGAATCTGTTATTTCTACATATGGTTCTATGTTCTCAATTTCAGATATGGTTAGTTCCTTATCTTGTATATCTGTTGGTTTCCACAACTGATTATATAATGGTTCAAACCTTGAAGCTTGTTGACTAATCTTATACAAGTCTTTATTAAGTTCTTGCCATTTTTTATATAGTGTTTGTTCTTGTACACCCATTGATTTTAAGAGGTCAAGATTTTCTATAAACTTTTTTCGTTCACCCTCAAAATCAAATTCAGGGATATCAAAAAACTTATTTGTTAAATTCAATATTATTATAACCTTTCCATATATAGAATATACGAAATTTTTTCACTAAAGTCAAGCTTTATTTTTTTATGTTCCAGAGTTAACAATTAAATCGGTTTTTACGATTGAAGCCTTTTCAAACTTATATGGTTTAACATCAATAGATTCAAGAATATCAATACGATTAACGTATCTTTTATTCATTGTATCCCTAACTTGATATACACCATCCTTACCTTCAGTTCCCTTTAATAGAATGAAGTCACCGTAATCTAACCAACCACCCCAGCGTTTCAAAAGATTTCTACTTACCGCTATAAATTTGTAGTTAGAAGCTTCTCCAACTCGTATGCGCGTTCCATCCGCGAGAATGTTCGGTGTAGAATCAGTTTGACGTGGCACTGGTTGATACATAGTTACTGTCACGTGCATTCCCTCTGTTTCATATTCATTCAACTTACTTGATAGTCTTTTATTTTCATCTATCATAGATTGCAGTTGAATGTTTTTGTCATTTAAGAATTTTGTTGATACTATACCATTGGCGTAAGTTACCAACACAATAGCTAATCCTAATGTTATATACTTATTCATAGTTACCTTTTTCTTTATTCATTTATAAATATCTATTAATTATTTAAAACTACTAATTAATTTTTTGTGGAGCTGGTGGGATTCGAACCCACGTCCAGTCTATTTTCTTCAAAGAGTCGTTACAGCTTAGTTAGTTTCAAATCGGTAGTAACTAACAAACCACCACATCCCCATTTACTCAGATGAGTTTAACTGACAGAGTTTAATGTCTCTCTGTAATGACGATCGTGTCTAACTTATTTTATGACCGAGTGTTAGACAACTCAGTAACTTATGCGTTTGCGTAAGTTGGTTGATAATCAGAAGTGGGTTCAACAAAATTGTCAAATCCCATTTCAGCATTGGCTAAGTGCCAATCGATTTCCAACCCTTGTAGCGATACATCGCCATTTTGGTTTTGTGAGTCTTTTGTTTCGAGACCTACTCAATCTCTGCTGCACTCTGTTGTTGAATAACATCTGTCGATACCATTCAGC